CTATCGATCCTTCACGACTCGATTCCTCGCTCTGGAACATTTTACCAACCCTAGCAAAGGGTGTGTCTTCCGTGATGGCAGTCAATATCCCTATGGGTCGAACATCGAGTATTTCGGGTTTGACAAAATCTATTTCATCATCCTTGTACATCGTTTCAAAATCCTTAATGATATTAATTGGTACAGCTGGAGATTGCTCTATCAACCTATCATATTCAGCTTTACACTCCTCCACAAACTTGAGTCCATCTTTCTTTCTTTCTTCTCGTGGCAAAGCCAGTGTCAACCTGATATTACGCGACAACAGACCATACGCCAACGCAGCTGTTCTATGATTCTCCATCAATTCATTAATTTTCAAAAACTGCATAACGGTGGCGATGAGACCAGCAATAAGATTTAAGCCACCTATAACAGATGGGGCAGCTGGTTGAATACTGAGAGGCAAAGTCGATTGTGCAAAATTTGCAGTGCCTGTAATAGTTGAAAGAATAATTACAGGTAAAGTAAATCGCATAGAGAGGGACTTGTACATTAAATAGGCACGATGGTTCATGAATCGATAACACCCAGCGGCTTCACCCCACTGGCGTAAAATATTTTCATGTTGGTCGTTCCACGATTTTTTCATCGTCTATTATATATGAATATTATCTTCTTCATTCATTTGCTCATCCTGATAGCAGGGATATTCGTACCAGTATTTGTTAAGGATGTACGCTGGCTTGAGATGTATTCGTTGTTCATACCGTTCGTCTTTTTCCATTGGATCACGAATGATGATACATGTTGCCTGACACAACTCGAAGTATATTTCACAGGACAAGACAAGGCTGATACATTTATGTCTCGTGTGTTGGACCCGGTGTATAACGTATCCGATGACACATCTGGGCGATTAATTAAACTGGCATCATTTGCATTGTGGATGCTCGTACAGGCCCGACTCGGACGTATACACACTATAATGGAACTTAAAAGGTAACCCCATTATGTAAATAGATGGAGGCACTCACCAATTCCAGACTTATTAACAAGGAAAACTATGTTAATGAGATTGACAAAATATTCACACGAATCGATGAAATTCAGGAGAAGCTTGAAAACGTAGACGAAGACGACGATGAACACGTAAACCATGTTAAGCTTGACCTATACCCCGAGCAGATTGAGCTTCTAGAAGATAAGGCTGAGAAACTACAAGATCGCTTCGTGAAGGATGAAGAACGTTACGAGACCCTAATGACTGAAGTTGGGAAGATGGAAACGACCGAATATAACCTCGAATACCTCAAGTCATCACCGAATCCCAGTCATGAACTCGGTTCGATTGTTCGAGCTATCACTCAATTGTTAGTAAACCTAAACGAGTCAAAAGAATGAACACTTTTCTTAAAATTGTAATGTATGATCATACATAACGCATCTGCTATGTCGTGTTGACGCTCATATGGTATATCCTTTATGTATTTACTCGCGATGACTACACTTCTCTCTTTACGTTGCTCATAATCAAGATGACCCATACCAAAATGTCGATGGACACTGAGTGGTGAAACCAATATGACCTTATCCATGTAGATATAATGTAACAAACTTTCAATGTTCGTCATACCCGCAGGAGGTTGGCGTTCGAGGAGTACAACATCTGCCTCTTTAAATAGATAATCATACTCATCCAGGAATAAAGAGATGATGATCGCTGTATCATTTGATTTACCAATGTATTTGTATTCACCCAGGTCAATCTTCTTTATATAGTCAATCGTAACAGAAGGTCCATTACATGTCGCCATGACCAACCCCATGTTCGTGTAGCCGATATCGACCCCTAATAATTTCATGGCTTACTATAAAGATGAAAGTTAACTATAAGCTCATGAATTCATTAATTCTTCTGTCTATTCCAATCATCATGATATACGCTATCCTCAGGAAACCCGTAGAAGTGGAAATGCAAGTTGAAGCGTCGGCCCCAGTCCCAGTCCCATTACCGGTACAGTTTCAGAGACGGGAAATGCAGCCACAACCCCCTGAATATAGGTCTCCTCCCGTAAAAAAGTACAAACCGGGTCACTTCCAACAGGTGGGTATTTTGACAAATGAAGCGGGTGAGACACTCCCCCTTTACGGTCGTGAAGTCCGTAATCGCCGCGATCGTTATCATTATCACACAACCACACAGGGTGACCAGATTTACCCCATCCCAGTGTCTATCGATGGACGCGAATGTACCGAAGATATTGGGTGTCCCGAACTATATGGTGGTGAAACCGTTAATGTATTCGGAAAGGATACACCATTCATTGTGAAAACGTATCGGACCGATGATTATTTCTAATTAAATCAAATTCACGCATCACCAGAGAGGTTCCTGTTTTTGAGAGGAACGCCTTAATTTTTAAGAGTTGTAACAATTCCTCGTCATCTAAGTGTTGCGAAAAAAGCCGCTTCGTTCGAATGTCACTCAGTTGAGTACTTTCCTTTTGTGCTTGTACATAGGGCCATGTATGTCGCCGCAATTCGTCAAGTTCGCCTCGAATATTCACGAGTTCGGGTAACACGACTTCTCGTATGAGACGATTCGTCTCTTTGAGATCGTCAGTATAAGACATAGTTAATAGTGTCTTATTATCTTTATTAATGATATATGGAGTACCAGGAACTGAAGAAAAGAGTGAAGTCGATTGGAGAAAGGGTCACGAAGGATGTAGGAGGTAAACGCATTCGTCTCACGAGTAACGAACTTCGTAAGAAGCTTAGACGTGACATGAAGAATAGAGTAAATAATGCTAGGGAGACGATCACTATGTGTAGGTCTATAGTAAACATGCGAGGTCCTGGCCCTCGCCCACCACCTCCACCACCTCCACCACCGATACCCCCAACCAAGGGGCAAAAACCGAATATACGTAGTCAACTCATAGCCGAATTAAAGGCAAACCTAAAACGTCGCGGAATCAGTAAAAACTGATACCGAATTGCCGAGACATGTATTTCTTCGCCGACGGTAAAGAGGGTTGACTCCAAAGTAACCATCTCGACCAGAAGCCAGCTGTCGCGATGCCATTTATATTCCATTTCTCTTTATCACTTCGTCTAACAGTTAACATACGTTTATGAACACTTTGGTCACCGACTGGGACATTCCCTCCATGTCGTTGAACATATAAACGCATTCGCATAGGATCCTGGTGGATCGTGTAGTCGGAATAGCCTCGACCACCAAAGTCAACTTCACGACCATCCTCGAGGATTGCCCTAAATTTCTTTTGGGGGTTGGGACTCTTGATGAGCCTGACCTTCATTACTATAATTAGACAAGTTTATTCTGCTTGAGAATGATGTACACAAGCATGAGAACTTGGACAATTTGGAACACGGTGAGACCGAATGGCATCTTAGGCACAATGAGTAGGGTCTGGACTTTCTCCTTGATATCTTGGATCTGGTATTTTTCACGGGTATAGGACATTTATATAGTCTAAGATTTTATTTTATGCACCTGTACAGGCACTGCAGTACTTTTCAACCAACTTTTTTTCCTTACCACGCTTGAGCAGGAAGACGTGATCGTACATGTGGAGAAGAGTCATGGCAGTCACGAGTAAAATAGCGGGACGACTACCTAAGTTCTTCGTAGAAATAAGGACGGCGATAAGAATAGCCACGATAATCATCTGGGGGATAGTGAGTAACATTTATGATAGACTGAGAAATTAAATGAAATATTGCACTGTCACGAGCTATATGACCAGGGGTCCTGGTGTCGTGAGTGATAATATGTGTTGTGCCGAAAGACGACTTATTCGGATATTGTATGTCAGGTGTCTCAAGAGTGGGAAAAAACACCACCAATTCACCCACTGGCTTCATAGAAAATATGGTCAGTTGGTGGTAGAGAGAAAAACGATTCATGGTGACGCGATATCGTTACCTTGTGTGTTATGTCGGAAGACACTCGAAAAGCATAGTGTTCGGTGGTGTGCACATGATGGTGAAAAATGGGTCAATAGTGAAACATGCGTGACTATACCGTCTCGATCTACAACCAAACAAAAAAGAAGTTTAGGATTTAAATATTAATCGAGATGTTTTCTACACACAGCCTTATACATATCACTCCCCCCGATTAGTTCTAACTTAAGATCTGGTACAGTGCGTTTCGTAAATGGTCCCGCTGTACCATTGTTACAGTCCATACAAAGGGCTGAAAGTTTAGTGACTTCACATGCGAGTGGGATACAGTCCAAAATTTCCCCAAATTTCCGTTGAAAAGAATCTGCATCCAAACCTGTTAGAATGATGTCTTTCTTTTCAGAGAGACAATACTCCACAAACTTTTT